CCAAAAGGACCAACATCAGGTCTCATTCTATAAAGTTTTCTGTCTGCTTTATCAATAAACTGTCTTGTATTGAATACCAGTGCTTTTTCAATGTCGTCTTTCTCTAGAGACTCGCCAGTTTTAGCATCAACAATATCCTTATCTTTGAGATCTTGCCAAAGGTCTTTTGTTAATCCACCAGTTTTTTCATCAAATACGTATTCAAGATCAAAAGTGCCTCTACCTTTTCCTTCCTCACCATCTCTATTCGTTCTCCTTCTATTAGATGATGTGAAAACACCACCTTTCTTGACAAAGACTTGCATGTCATCATTGTCATTCGCAGACCCAAGATAGTCTCCAAAGACTCTACTAGAACTTGCTCTTGTTTCTTTATTTTTGGTGCCGTTTTCAACACAACCCTGTTCTATAAGTGATTTATAACTTCGTGGAGATGGGTTAGATCCTTTAAGATTAATCGTTTGAGTTTTAACACCTCTTTTTCCTACCTGGTTCCAAACCTTACCACCAATCTCAAAACTATCTAAAGCTTTGCCGGCAACATTTGGATTATCATCCCATTCTAAAGATATTCTTACTTCACAATCTCCCTTTACCTCAATACCCTTTCCATTTGGAGTAAATTTAGCAGTGCCTCCTTTTACATCTTCAATGATGACCTCTGCGTTTACATCCTTACCATTACTATCTTTTAAGTAAAGTTTGTGTCCAATGTTACTGACGTGTATGGGATCATTATTGGGATTGAGGTTATTAAATTTAATTCGATGAACCCGTGTGGCTTCAGATAAGGGAGTGCCGTTTCCAGTGACTCCAACCTCAATAGTTTGTCTTTCTTCTCCTTTCTCACCTTTTTGGTTGAAAGTCTTATCACTAACTTTCAATTGTCCAACTGCTTTTCCAGCACTCTTAGGATTATCATCCCATTTAAATTTCAGGGTAATATTACCACTTCCTTTTGTGATAAGTTTAGAACCATCATCACTAAATTTAGCGGTTAGTCCTGGCGATGTTGAGTCAATGCTTAACTGTGCATTTGGATCATCTCCTCTTTCATCTAGATAATAAATTTTCTTGCGTTCAACTTTACCAAGACGAGCCTTATCTCCTCTACCTTTTGTTCCGCGTGCTGCCAGTTCAATTGGAATAATTGTTTCTTTGTTTGGATCTTCTTTTCTTTCAGCAGTTGCTATGAACTTAACATCATATTTTGCACCAGCAGTTACTTTACGATATACCATTCTAACTTCTTTATTCTCCCCATCATTATCAATGGTAAAGTTATCAGAAGCATCTGCCTTATTTGTGAAGACACATTTAATTTTTCTATGCCTACCACTACCTTGACCAACAACATGAAACTTGACAGTGCGAATCTTAGTCTTATCACCACCATCAGCAGTGTAAGTTTCCTTAATAATTTTCTTTTGGGGGGAATTTAATAAATCAATTCTAATATCATGAAGACCTTCTTTCACATGCTTCTTCACCTTGACAGGTTTTTGGTTGAAAGTATTACTAATATCCATGATGGTCTCCCCATCAAAGATAACCTCCGCTATGTTATCAGCAGCTCCTCTAAAGACATATTCACCATCATGAGGAAAATGTTCTTTATAGAGTAATGAATATGGTTTGCCTGCCTTATCCGTTCCAGGTCGATCCGATACAAACTGCGGAGCAACAGCATACCTATTCATGAAACTAGGCTCAACTTTCTCTGTGAAAGTTATTTGCTTTCGTCTATTAAGACGATAGGTTAATGCAAAAGTACCTCTTTTATATCTGTTGTCTTCGTTCTTATCAATATCTCTAAGTTTTTTTCTTAATTCTTGTTGTTTTGCTTTCTTTTCCGCAAGTTCTACTGTAAGGTTTCCATGCTCTTCTTTGAGTTTTTGACTTTCGCCATTTCGAGCTAGTTCTTTTTTAATATCAAGTCTTCTAGCATTAATTCTATCAATATCCTTCTTCAATCTAACTTGTTTATTTTGAATTCCAGAGGTATCAAACTTAATACCAGTTCTTTCACCTGCTTTGAAACTACCAATGTTAGCAGTTACTTGAATATCATCATTATCATTTGCTGACCCAACAACATCAGCAAAGATAGCTTTAGATCTCTGCCCAATTGCTTTGTTTCCTCCTATCTCCTTCGGATTTCTACCTGCCTCTTCTATAAGGCCTTGTTCGGCCTGCATCTGCTCACTATTTCTTACTCTCTTTCTTATATTAGAAGTGACATTATATGTTGTGTTTGCTTTGAGAGATACTAATTGAGTTCTCTTCTTTCCACTTCTATCTTCGTGCGTGACACCTTTAACTCTGAATTGATGAGATCCATCTTCTGCTTCAAACTGGAAGTAGATCTGTCTATTTTTATATGATCCTTGTCCATAAACTTCAAATTCAACATCCTGAAAAAAGTCATCTTGCTCTCTTTCTCCACCCCATGCCCAGTGCTTTACGGGAAATAAAGCTTGTCCAAACTTATTTGCTTTTTTACTTGTACCAGCACCAGTTACTCTTACTGGAACCTCATCTCTAGTTGTCCACCAAGGTTTATTTGGATCAAATCCTTTAAGAAATGCTAAGTATTCATTCAATTCTGTTTGAAAACTATTTACATTGGTCAAACTCAAAATGTTAGCAGGATTCCAATCTCCAATTGCACTTGGGGCACTGCCCATTTTATAAACCTTTCCCCAAGGATTATCGTCGGGATCATAATCATATTCACCTAACTCGAAATTATATTCTTCTACATCTGCTTCATCGTCAAATCTTTCTGTTACAAATGCAGTGCTTCCTAATACAGACTTAGCTCTAGCACCAGAACCTCTTTTACAATCATCAACGATACGAACTTGTGGAGGAAACTTATATCCAAATCCACCATGAATCACACGGACATGAAGAATCGAACCATCAAGTCCAACAATTGGAGTTGCAACAGCACCAATTCCACCACCACCTTGAAGTTCTACTCTTGTTCTACATCTATCAAGTTCTGAACCATACTTTTTATAATTTGCATCTGCATTATTAGGTGATGTACCAGTGCCTCCACCAGGTGGTGTAATTATTGGTTCTTCTCCAGTAGAACCACTAGGGTATTTGTTAGATCCAGTTCCTTCTACGGCAGTTTTAAATCCTTTTACCGTATTACAAGGGTCAAATTCACCGTCGCCATCTACAAGACCTTCCGGACTAGCTGCTGGTACAGTATCTTTATTTGTTAATTTATTAACTTCATTGATATTAAGATATCTTATTCTATCTCTATTTGCTATGATAAATTGCGTACCAGGATTTCTTTCTGCATACTTATTTGCTTGATATACAGTAAGACCGCTTACATATCCTCTCTTTGAGTCAATATATCCAACACGAACAACATCATTCGGGGGTCGTCCGTCATTCACATCCTCTCTGGTGGAGAAGATATCATATTTTCTATTTTTGTCGGACTCTAACCCTGCCATCTTATACTACTTCTTCCGATGTCATGTGTGAATATTTATTGTAGTTTTTAAGCGATCTCTAGTGCCGCGTCTCTTTCTTCTTGAGTCATGGGTGTATAGGTATTCTCATCAGTAGACCCAAGATCAAGTTCAACATCTGGTTCATCTTTTCTTGGAGTAGCATAATCTGGTGGAGGAGTTGGTGTGGTCATCAGATCATTTCTGTCTGTGGCACTCTTAGCAACAGAATTACCAACCGACTCAACACTAGGAAGTTCAGATGCAGCTGCTCCTGATCCACCCGTAGCAAGTTGATAGAAATCATTGATTGCTTTCTTTGGTTCTAATTCTCCAGCAAAAACATTTGCCACAACATTAGCAAAATCAAGAGCAGCACCAAGACCACCAGTAATATCAGGAATCGATTTCACTGCACCATCCATATCACCAGAGATAATATCAGCATTTGCTCCAAAATCTCCGAATAAATCTCCCAATCCATTTTCCATCACCTCTCGTCCGGCACTCAAAGTACTGGCAACACTATCCATTTCTCCTTGAACTCCCTCAAGATACGTGTTTAAACTGCGGACAACATTATTATTTGCATCTTCTATCTGTTTTTTATTTTTAGATATTAAAGTTGATGCTACACTTTCGGCATAACACATTGGAACTTTTGGAGCAGTTCTAAATTTACCATCATTACGAACAGGATCTCCAATACCGGTAGCATTTCCAGTATTTGGATCAATGCCACCACCACCTGAACCTTGTTGTTTTGCAAAGGCTTCTGCTTCTTCCTTTCTCTTAGTAGGTTGCAATGTATCCAATAAAGTAGCACACATTTGATCACCAAGTCCTCCAATCATTTGATTGTACATCCCTAGAATCATTTCATTCAATTTCTCTTTCAGATCACCCATTTGGTTTCTAAAAGAAGATGGCATTGAAGCAACAACTTTTGTCATGACGGCATTAAGTTGCTTCAAAACAAATTCCATTATCTTATCAAAGATAACTTTCATATATTTTGCTGCCTGCATTGCACCCTTGCAGATCATATCTTCAAGAGCAGTATCACCACCTCCCATAGTGCTTGATACAGTATCAACATAACTCTGAAGGGCATTCAAATACTTATCCATCTTCTGAGTGATGTTGTCAATAATAGTCTGAATTGCTTTCAGTGCAGACCCAACAGGATCATCAGGAATAGGCATGACAGTTTTTTCTTCTGCCAAGTCCTGTTCTTTTACATCACCAGCAGTAATATTCTGAACATCTGGACTTTCTCTTTGTGCTCCTGCTTTGAATGGAGTTGTAGGTGCTGTCTGTTGTGCTTCTCTAGCAGATAAAAGGTTTTGAACTGCTGCCATTGCAGCATTTTCTACTTCCTGAACAGACTTACCTTGCGCTCTTGCCTTCTCTCTCGCTGCCTGTGCTGCTTCTAGTCCTCCAGGAACTTGAGTCAGTGGAACGTCTGGTCTTAATCCATACTTATTCAGTTTTACACCTGCTGGTGCTTGTTGTGCTGCAGCAGATGAGTTAGGGTGCTCTGATTTTATATCACCATCAGGAGGAGTTGGTTTCTCTCCAGTTTTTGGGTCCTTAGGTACTTGTCCATCAGCATATCCACTGACTGCCAGAGATCCTCCTTGTTTGTTGGTAACTCTATTATCACCAACAGTCAGTGCAGGTTCATTCTGAGCGTTATTTGACAGAACTCCCATGATTACAGGAACGGTCATTGCCGTTCCATCCATGAAGAAACCAAATACCATGTTTCCTTGACGGAGTGCTGGTGTTTGGCCACTATTATTAAGACTTCCTCCCGATGTTACGGGCATCATCACATTAGCCCAGGGTAAGTCTTTAGATTCAATTTCAGTTTCACCTTGATCATGAAGACCAAGAATTCTTACCTTATACCTTCTACCCCAACCTATATTTTCTCCTGCACTTGCATGAGGAGCAGCTACAATATTTTCTTTCCAGACGGAATCGTCAGCAATCTGACCAATCCACCAGTGGAAACTGGATCCTAATAAACCAGAATCAAATAATGCTCCCCCGTCCTGTGCCATATTAATCAGTTATCGTGTGTCTTACATTCAGGAGCACTTGGTTCTACCTCACAGTAAAGTTCTAGTGCTGTAGGATCGTGATGGTCTCCTGCTTCGATCTCTTCTTTATGATTTTCAACATATACTTCTAGTTCATGCAGTTCTTCCTCGACGTGGCGACGTTGCTGAGGAGAAGTTGTTGGATTCTCAAGAATCTCTTTATCCAATTGGATGTGCTTTTCGATGCTTTCCATGTACTGTTACCTTTTCGTGTGGTTTCCTTGTCTCCCGAAGGAATCTCGTATTAAACAGAGTTTAGTTAGAGTCTTATCGGGTTTTATTTGATGACATAGACTTGCTATAATATATAGACCCCCAGCCTGCTTGTCAATCTCATCGTTTTTTGTGTCTTCTTCTGGTGACGGAGCATCAAAGAATATCATGTCTCCTGCATGTAATTCAAAATCTCCTTGAACTAAAATATGAACTTTCGATGCGAAAACCTGATTATATCTCATAATCGATTGGTTGTAAATACCACCAAAATCAAAGTTATTTTCTTTAGATTCTCCAACACTTTGTCCAAAAGCTCCAGTATCAAGAAAATTCATTGTGGTTCTTGAAAATTCTTTTATCAACGATGGGTTAAAAGTCGCCAGTTCCTTTGCTGCAGATTTCAATGGTTCAATTGCATCATCAACAGTCTCTGCTATATCTCCTATCGTAGATAAAATGGTTCGTTTAAAATTAAAATTGATTGGGTCGAACGTTATAGAAGCAGTTGTAAATGCTCCCATCTTTGACATCTCTAATTTGTTAGCACTCTCTCTATCATATGTTAATGCTTTATAGTCATAACCTTCAGGAACTTGATTCTTCTCTGGTCCTTGGTTGTAGATAATTGATCTCTTCCTGGGATTTTTATCTTCATCAAAGAAACTATCAATTGACTTAAAGATCATCTTCTCTGCAGTCTCAAAGAAAAAGTATCCTGCAGTCTGACCTTCACCACCAGATGGTTGTGCTTTCTTAGCAAAGGTGTTCAGCATGTAATATGGTTTTCTATTCAATCCATACTCTTTAAGAGAATTACTTGTATCTTCAATATCTAATGTTTTGTCTGTTTTCAAGAAATCTGTCATCAAAGTTTTTACATGATCAGAAATCTTTTGTTTTGGGAAAAACTTTCTAACATTTTGAGTATCATTAACAGCAAATGCCTTAGATGATAGAGGCAGAATTACAAGAGACTTGGTAGTTTCTGATGATATATTCGTATCATTACCAACGATCATTTCAAATTCTAGTGTCGTTTCATTATTATCTTTAGCCTTAAATTTAAAAGTTTCTCCTCCATTTAAAGGAAGGCCTTCACTCACAGTCTTTCCATCAATTGAATTACCTGAATCAGCAAACATAAATGATGCTTGGATTCCATCCTGTAAGATACTTTCATAGTATCTCATTTCAATAAAACCACCAGCAACACTTACTTGGCGACTGGGATCTTTTTTGTCAGTTATGGTTGCAAGTTCTATCTTACAAGATCCTGCATTCTGTCCTTGAATTTTCTTTGTATCTGCCATTGGTATTTCCCTCTACATCTATTTACCCAAATTTATAAAGAATATCTTTGTATGATGAACCTCCTCCTGGAGGAGGAGGTGTTAAGGTTTCCGTCATAGATTCACCTTCATCACCACCAGAATAACCAGGAGCAGGTTGACCACCTGCCATTTGCATTTGAGGTTCTTGTGGTTTCTCATAATCAGTATATGACATAAGTGTTTCTACAGCAGCAGGACCTTTTGCTTTGTTTATTGCATCAAATAATCCAGGGAACGCATCATCAATGGCAGTATAAGAGTCATTATCAATAACAAATTCTTTACCCTTCTCACCCAACATTGCATGGGTAATACCTTTGACTAAACCACCAAGACCATATGCGATGTGGACATGATCAGCATGACCACCAGGATCATTTCCTTCATGTGCAAATTCAGCACGTTGAGTTATACCCTTGTCTTGTTCCCAGGTCTTAATTGCATTAATGATCTGGGTTTGGTCATCAACACCTGTCTGACCCTTCCTTCTAAAGAGGTTTGGCCCCCATCCACCAATATCAATTGCTCTTCCACCTTGAGACTCATAGTGTAAAGAACCCGCTCTATGACCCGACTCTCTAGGCCATGGCGCGTGTTCTGGGTGCTGGTGTACTCCAGATCCCCATCCACCAAGACCCTGTTCATCAAGGTATCTACCAAGTTCTCCAGCGAGTTTAGATCCTTCACCTTGATTTCTGATACCTGCTCCACCAGATGGTGCTCCCGTATTAGTATTGGTAACATTAGATCCAGTATTATTATCTGCAGATCCAAATCCATTATCCTGTCCCTGCATATTATCACCTTTTTCATTTTCCTTATCACCACCAGTAAACATCTTGACAAGAGATCCAAGATCAGGAAGTGATGATGCTGCCTTGTCCAAATTGGATTTCAGCGCACCAAGTCCCATACCATTGACCACCTTCTCTTCTGTCTCCTGTATTGCTGGGACAAAATCACGGGCAAACATGTATGCATCAATACCCATTGATATTGGAGGTCCAAACTGACCACCAGGAATAAGGCCTGCCAAATCAAATCCAGCAGATAATGTCTCTAAAAGTGCTCCAATTGTATCACCACTTGCAAGTCTGTCATAAGCAAACATTAAATTGAATATACCACCTACAACAGGTAGTGCCTTACCACCAACTTTCTTTGCAATATTTCCAACATCACCAAGACTACCTATACCTTTCTTCTTCAGGACCTGAAGAATGTTATCAAATCCAGGAATTTTCTTCAGGTTGTCTATGATGACACCCTGAAGTTTCTTTGCCATCTCAATGATGGGATCAGTAAAAGGTTTTAGTTTATCGAGGATTGGTTGAAGAATTCTTTTTTGTGCCGCCTCTCCTAATTTTTGAAGAGCACCCTTCGCAGACTCAGCTGCACTATTAAATTTTGCCTTTAATTTCTGACCAACAGCAACTACTTTATCATATTGTTTTCTTGCAAACTCGGATGCATTCTTGTATTGATCTTGCAGGAAGTTTCCAAGTTTTCCAAGGTTGCCACCAGACAAGAAGTTAAGTCCACCACCAATTGCTTTAAGACCTTTGCCTGCTAAATCTTTAGTTGCCTTTGCAGCACCACCTATAGCCTCTCCTGCACTATCAAAGAATCCAAAAATACCACCACGCTTCTTCGGAG